GCTCTCAAGTCTCTTGCATTCGTTAAGCCAATGCATCTGTCAGAAAATGGCATCAAAGTCTATCAGCAACCAGTCCAAGGGCGAAATTACACCATAGTTGTTGATACTTCGCGCGGAAAAGGTCTCGATTACTCCGCATTTTCCGTTTTTGACGTCACCGAAGTGCCTTACAGACAAGTTTGTACTTATAAAGATAACAATATCAGCCCATTGGTGTATCCACAGATCATTAATAAGGTTGGGCGATACTATAATTTCGCATATGTTCTCGTTGAAATCAATGATAATGGTCAACAGATCGTTGACAGCCTATTTGATGACTATGAATACGAAAATCTTTTGTCGACAGTAGATGTAAAAGGTAAAATTGCGCTCACGTGGGGTTATGGTAACAAGTCGCAGCGTGGTATTCGAACGACGAAGTCAGTAAAACGTCTCGGTTGTTCAATTATGAAGAATCTAATCGAGAGCGAAAAGTTAATTACACAAGATTTTGATACTATTTCTGAACTTTCGACGTTTATAGGTAAAGGTGGCAGCTTCGAGGCTGAAGAAGGAAGTCATGACGACATGGTAATGACTCTTGTGTTGTTTTCATGGATGACAAATCAGTCGTTTTTTATGGACATGAGTAATACAAACATAAAACAAAAACTATATGAAGATCAATTAAGACAAATTGAAGAGGAATCACTCCCTTCTCCTCTTGCTGGTCATGTAGATGTGGATAATTATGATGGAAGTTTTGTGAATGACGGAGCTCTTTGGAAGCCAGTCAATCACTAAAAACCCCAAAATACTAAATATTCCGTAGATTTCTTTATCTCCAAGACAGGAGCACAAAACATGGCTTTTCAAGTATCACCAGGCGTGAATGTATCAGAAATTGATGCAACAACAGTTGTCCCATCAGTTTCCACATCAACTGGCGCGATCGCTGGCGCGTTTCAGTGGGGTCCAATTGACGTAGCAAGACTCGTATCATCAGAAGATGAACTTGTCGCTGTGTTCGGCAAACCAGATTCAATTACAGCACTCACCTTCTTCACAGCAGCAAACTTCCTTGCATACAGCAATAGTTTGTATGTTTCTCGCGCAGATGCGGCAACTCTTAACACAGCAGTTGCTCTAAATGTCGCATCATGGGCAAGCAATACAAAAATTAAGAACGAAGATGACTACTTTAACAGTTTCTTCACTGCATCAAACAACAATATTCTTTTCGCAGCTCGCTATCCTGGCGTCCTCGGAAATTCATTGAAGGTTGCAATCTGCGCAAACGCAAATGCTGCAGCCTTTACAACTTGGACATATGCATCATACTTTGATGCTGCTCCAGGAACTGGAACTTGGGTTGCTGCAAATCATAAGTCAAATGCTAATGACGAAATGCACATTGCGATTATTGACGAAGATGGTTTGATCACAGGAACGCCAAATACAGTTATCGAAAAATACGCTTCTGTCTCAAAGGCTACAAATGCTAAGGGTGAAAGTGGCGAGTCACTCTACTATCGCGATGTAATTTACAACAACTCAAAATATGTTTATGTTGTTGGACAAAACAACGCAACATGGGGTGTCGCGGCTAACTCATCTCACTTTTTTGAAGGCGAAAACCTCAATGGTGTTTCCTTCGTACAAGGTTCCGATGCAACACCAACCGATGGTAACGTACAAACTGCATATGCTCAGTTCGCATCATCAGACAACGTTGACATTAGTCTCGTAATGTCTGGTGGTCATTCTGCAACAGTTGCTGCAAATACAATCACTCTTGCTGGTGGACGTCGTGACTGCGTTGCTTTCGTATCTCCTGCACTTGCTAACGTACAAGCAGCAGATCCTGTAACTGCAGTTGTTAATTATCGTAACAATGCTCTCGCAAACGTATCAAGCTCCTTCGCTGTAATGGACAGCAACTGGAAGTATCAGTACGACAAGTACAACGATACATACCGTTGGGTTCCATGTAACGGTGACGTTGCTGGTCTTTGCGCTCGTACAGATTCTGACCGCGATCCTTGGTTCTCACCAGCAGGATTTAATCGTGGTGGATTGAAAAATGTCATTAAGTTGGCATTTAATCCAAGCCAAGCCGCACGCGATACACTCTATAAGGCTGGCGTAAATCCAGTTGTATCGTTCGCAGGTGAAGGAACTGTATTGTTCGGCGACAAAACTCTTCTCGCAAAACCAAGCGCATTTGATCGTATCAATGTTCGTCGCTTGTTTATTGTTCTCGAGAAGGCAATTGCTCGCGCTGCGAAGGCTCAATTGTTCGAATTTAACGATGAATTTACAAGAGCACAGTTCGTCAATCTCGTAGAGCCATTCCTCCGTCTCGTACAAGGTCGTCGCGGTATCTATGACTTCCGTGTTGTTTGCGATGAAACAAACAATACACCAGAAGTTATTGACCGTAACGAGTTTATCGGCGATATCTACGTCAAGCCAGCCAAGGCAATCAACTTCATTCAGTTGAACTTTGTCGCTGTCCGCACTGGTGTAGCATTCGACGAGATCGTTGGACGCTTCTAATAAATAGAATAGGATAAAGTCAGGAGAATACAATGGCTTTTAATGTAAATCAATTTCGTACTCAGTTACAGGGTGACGGCGCACGTCCTAATCTATTTGAAGTGCGACTAAACTTCCCAGCATATGCTCAGGGTGGTGCTGTGGCTGCTGCGAAATCTTCGTTTATGGTTAAGACGGCAGCTCTACCAGGATCAACTGTCGGCATGGTTACAGTTCCATACTTCGGTCGCGAAGTAAAAGTTGCTGGTAATCGTACTTTTGCTGATTGGTCAGTGACAATTATTAATGACGAAGACTTCTTTATTCGCAGTGCGATGGAAGCATGGGTTCGCGGCATTAATGAAAATGTTACAAACCTTCGCAGCAATCGCGCTCGTACATCACAACAGTATGGCGTAGATGCTACTGTTATTCAGTACGGTAAAGATGGACGTCAGTTAAAGTCATACAAGTTTGTTGGAATGTTCCCAACAGACATTGCTCAGATTGACCTCGATTGGGGTTCAAACGATACGATCGAAGAATACACAGTCAACTTTGCTTACCAATATTGGGAATCAGTTGATCGTGGCACAATTTCTACGCTTCGTAGTGCTGTAGAATCAGTATAATTGAACTGGGGGAGGACAACCTCCCCCTTTCTTTATGATGGAGTAATGTATGGCAATTAATCTTTTCGGATTCGAAATCCTACGCAAAAAACCAGAAGAGGCTGTGCAGCCAGCTGTCACTGCACCAGCAAATGATGATGGTGCGATTAATATTTCAGCTGGTGGTTATTTCGGAACATATCTCGATCTCGAATCTTCATTTAAAAACGAAAACGATTTAATCTCACGTTATCGTGAGATGGCAATGCAAGCTGAACTTGAATCAGCAATCGATGACATTGTCAATGAATCAATTGTGCATAATGTTGAAGGTAAATCAGTTTCAATTATTCTTGATGAACTTGAGCAGCCTGATAACATTAAAGAAATGATTCGCGATGAGTTTGATAATGTTCTTCGTTTACTTAATTTCTCAAACGACGGATCTGATGTATTCCGTCGTTGGTATATTGATGGTAGATTATACTATCAAGTCCTAATTGATCAAAAACAACCAAAACTTGGCATTCGTGAACTTGTTTACATTGATCCTCGTAAGATCAAAAAGGTTCGCCAAGTAATTAAAGATAAAGATGCAAGAACTGGTGTTGAAGTTGTGAAAGGAACACAAGAATTTTATGTGTTCAATGATAAAGCAACAACAACAGGACAAACAGTTGTAACATCACCAACAGATTCTGGTGTTAAGATTGCTGCTGATGCTGTTGTTAATGTGAACTCTGGATTAATGGATCCGCGTAGACAAATGGTATTGTCTTATCTTCATAAGGCTATTAAACCATTAAACCAGTTGCGTATGATTGAAGATGCGATTGTTATCTATCGCATTTCTCGTGCGCCAGAACGTCGTGTGTTCTACATTGACGTTGGTAACATGCCGAAGATTAAGTCAGAACAATATCTTCGCGACATTATGACAAAATTTAGAAATAAAGTTGTTTATGATTCAACGACAGGTGAAGTCAAAGACGATCGTAAATTCTTATCGATGATGGAAGACTTTTGGATTCCACGTCGCGGCGAAGGTAAGTCAACTGAAATTACAACGCTACCATCAGGACAAAATCTTGGTGAGATGGCTGACGTTCGTTACTTTGAATCAAAATTATATAAGGCATTAAATGTACCTGTTTCAAGACTCGAAACGGCAACAGGCTTTTCTCTCGGTCGTTCAACTGAGATTACTCGCGACGAATTAAAGTTTACTAAATTTGTTGAGCGTTTGCGTTCTAAGTTTACATTGTTGTTTGATGAACTTATGGAACGTCAGCTTGCTCTTAAGGGTATCTGCTCTGTTGAGGAATGGCAAGAATTAAAAGAAAAGATTCACTACGACTTCCTCAAAGACAACAACTTTGCTGAACTCAAAGAAGCAGAGTTGATGACAACAAGATTGCAACTTATGACGATGATTGACCCATACGTCGGAACATACTTCTCGAAAGCATGGGTTAAGAAGAACGTGTTGCATCTCGATGAAGAAACTGTTGAAAAGATGGCAGGCGAAATGGCGGAAGAGCAATCAGAGGGCGGTGGACCAGTTGGTGTTCCTGCTCCTGCTGAGGCTGCTGGTGCTGACATCAACAAAACATTTACAGCAACAATAAATAGATAATTGGAGATATTATGGAAAACGTAAACATCATTGATGCAATTATGAATAGTGATAAAGATGCGCTCACTCAAGCATTTTCAGCTGCTATGGCTGCAAAAGTAAGTGATGCTCTCGAAATTAAAAAAGTAGAAATCGCCTCAAACCTATTACAACCAGTAGAAGTTACGAATGAACCTACAGAAGTTGAGACAGAAGTTAGCGGAACAGAGTCCGACGCAACAAGCACAGAAAGCTGATCAATTAGCATCAAGCAATCGTGTTGCGTTATTAGTTCGATCTGGCTTGATGAAAGCCAGCGAACTCCCATTGCTTCGCGCTGCGCAAAAAAGACAAAAACAAGTTGGTGATGTTGCTCGTTTAACCAAACAACATCGCGAAGTGATTCAACGCTATAACGATGCGTTGTCAAATGCTGCATTGCGTTCAACACAATCTGTAATGGCTGTGCGTAAAAACCTTCAAAACAGTGTAGAGCACGAAGAACAAAAACAAATCTTAGAGTCAGCATTGCGTGATGAAATGTCACCTCCAGTAATGCTCGTTCTTAAGAGAAAAGGCATTCGTATTTTTCCAGATGGTCGTCGTGTAGCATTGTATACAAACGATCGCCTCGGTCTTGTGTTTACAATTCCATATACTCAAAAGGGAACTGGACCAAGAGAAACTATTCCTGGCATTCAAGCTGAGGAAATTGTTCTCGAGAATATTGAACAACTTCGCGAAGTTAAAGAAGGCGAAGTAAAGAAAATGAAAGTCGGTGATGAAACAGTTGATGTTGGTCACGACACAGCAATGAAAGTGTTAAGTTTGCATTCAAAATTAAATGATCAAAATAAAAAATTAATGCAACAACATATTAAAGATCCTGTTAAATTTAAGAAAATTGTTAAAATGGCAGAGAAAGTTTAATGAGCATTATTTCCGATACAGTCAGAGAAATTATCGCTGAAGCCAATGTTCAGCGCATGGGTCGTAAAAAACTTGTTCGCGCACGTGTTCGTGGTGGAAAAGTACAACGTCGTAAAGTTCTCTCTGCTGTAAAAGGATACACAATTCGTGGTGGTCGACTTGTTCGTATTCCACCACGTGAAAGATTAAAGAGAAAACTTGCAGCTCGTCGTGCGAAGATTAAGCGTCGCGCTAAAATGGCAAGAGCATTAATTAGAAGAAAGCGTTCACTAAGAAAGCGCGCATCATTGGGGTTAAGATAAATGAAACTAATCACCGAAACAATTGAAGAAGTAAAGTTGATCACCGAAGAAAAAAACGGTGTGAAAACACTTTACATCTCTGGTCCATTTCTTGTAGCAGAAGCAAAAAATCGTAACGGTCGTATGTATAAGACCGAAACATTAAAGAAAGAAGTTGATCGCTACAACGAGGAATATGTTCAAAAGAATCGCGCTTTTGGTGAACTCGGTCATCCAGACTCACCAACTATTAATCTCGATCGCGTATCACATCTTATTACCAATCTAAAGCAAGAAGGCAATCAATGGATTGGTAAGGCTAAAATTCTTGAAACACCAATGGGTAAAATCGCTAAGTCCTTAATGGAAGGTGGTGCAACTCTTGGCGTATCATCACGTGGCATGGGTTCACTTAAAGAAGTAAACGGTGTTAACGTGGTTCAAGATGACTATTATCTTGCCACAGCGGCAGATATTGTAGCGGATCCGTCCGCACCAGGTGCTTTTGTTCAAGGCATTATGGAAGGAAAAGAGTGGGTATGGGACAATGGTAAGGTCAAAGAAATTGACATTAACGAATACTATAACCAAATTAAAAATGCAAAACAAAAGCAAATAGATGAGATCTCATTAAAGATCTTTGAGAATTTCTTGTCAAAACTGTAAAATTTATAAATAATATTACTTCTTTAGGAGTTAAATCAAATGGCAAAAACATTATCTGAATCCGCTGCAGAAATCCTAAGAGCATCAATGAATGCTGCAGGTAAAGAGCCAGCGGCTAAACTACCAGGCGAGATGGAAGATCTCGGCGGCGAAACACCAGAAACACATTCAACTGCAATCGGCGCTGCTGCTGCAGCAAAGGTTAAGGAAGCACCAAAACCAGGTAAGGAAGGTGTTCCTGCTGAGCCAGCCAAGAAACTACCAGGCACAGGCGGCGAAGAAGTTGTAGCTGATTCCGCAAAAGACGAAAGCGGCGTCAAGAAAATGGCAAAAGAAGAAACAGAAGAATCATCTGAAGATGTCATTGCCGAAGAAGAAACAACAGAAGAAGCAACAGAAGAAGTTGCTGAGATTTCTGAAGAAGAACTTGCTGAAGCAAAGAAGAAAATGATGAAGGATATGGTTGCTAAGCACAAGGGCAGCATGAAGGAAGATGTTGATGCGCTATTCAATGGCGAATC